GAAATCCTTGTTCGCCGCAAGCTTGTCTTTCAACATATGTAGCATGTTGTCGACGTTCATACCGGCTTGCATAAACATTGAACCGGCATCAATCTTCGTTGCGTCACGGAATGCGTTAGTCAGCAAGTCTTTAGACGAACGAATAATGGCGGCGAGATTGTCACGGCCTTGCGCCATAATGTCACGAATTTTGGCTTGGTGATCTACCTGTGCCGCGCGCATATCCGCGTGGAATTTCTTCGTCAGTTCAACCGAGTCCTTGACGTATTGCGCCTGTGCATCACTCATTGATTTGAGCGCGTCCGCAAAATTTTGCGCCGTCGTATCCGCAACACTTGGACCGCTACCGCTAGGCGTTGGAACTTCAGGCGTTGGAATCTCAGCCGTAATGTCACCAATGGACGTGTCGGGCAACGTCACGTTGTCCATAGCCTTACCCATTGCCTCACCAATCATCATGGTGATATTCAGCAACGGCGAAAGGACACGCATTACAGAAATGACGCCCTGCACAAAATCGGACTTCATAAAGTTTTGGAGGTCAACCATTCGGTCATGCAACCACGAAACGGCATCCGCCAACCACGTCCCAATCGCTGTTGCCGCTTGAACAACGTACGGGATCATCTTCGCCAACCCGTTAGCGGTCAACGCAATAATCTTGTTGCCGGTTTCCTCAATCCACGGTTGAATCTTTTTAAACATAGGACCGAACTTTTGGTTCCACATATCAATGACCGGTTTCAGGGCGGTTTGTATTTTTGTGAAAGCGTCGCCCAAAATTTTGCCGATAGTGTCGCTAAATTTCATAATCATGTCGTTCACGGTTTTGAACGCGGACAGGAAAGGCCCCGCCATTTCGCCACGCATTTTTCCGAGAGGTGAGAGCAGCGCGGAAATAATCGACATAAACGGTTTTATGCCCGTGTTCACCAAAAACGTCAGGATGCCGGTCAGCATTTGCAATCCGGGCATGAGCAAATCGACGAGCATTTTGATTAGTGGCATGAAAGGTTCAATTAACGCCTTCACGACCTGAGAGACTTCCTCAATGACCGGTGACAACTCAACGAGGATGTCGGCGAGCATGGAGAAGATAGGTAGGACGGCGCGACCGAGGGACTCTTTGATTGAATCAAAAGCAACGTTCAGTTTCTGGAACGGGTTCGCATCCGCCGCCGTCTTAGCAGCCCCGCCCATCATGTCCTTCAACGCCTGGAACTTGTCCGTCGCGTTCTTGATACCCGGAACCATACGGGTCAACGCCGTGTCCTGACCCGCATATGCTTTCGACATAGCTTGTGTGACCGACGCCAAATCCTTACCCGTACCCGCCGACACGTCCAACGCAAGTTGCGACAACTCCAACGCCTTGGTTGAATCCTTCGTCACACGAATAAACCCGGACATTGAGTTGCGAATATCGTCATCGACGACACCCGCCATCATTGACATAGACGAAATTTGTTGGTTGATAGCTTCCGACTGATCACGGGACACTCCCGCCGACACCTGCATCTGGCGCGCCATAAGTTCAAACGACTTGGCGTCGTTAGCGGCGGCCTTAGCCGACTCGGTTAGAAAGCGAACAACGGCGGAACCGGCGGCGAAAGCAATTCCGGCTTTGGCCAACCCCATGAGTTTGTCGCCCGCGCCCTGAACAGGTTTTTGCGCCCTTTCGGCGGAATCCTCCACCTGGTTTAGTTTGCCCTTGACTTTATCCAAGTCCGCTAGGGCTTTAGTCATCTCGGTGCGTAACTCAATGACCAACGGTTCTAGTTTGTCAGCCACGGTTCCACTTCCTTGCAAAAGCCTTTGAGAAAATGTCTTGGAGGCGCGGCTTCATACTGTCGTAAGCCTGTTGCATATAAGGATATTTTACGCCCGACGTCCACCGGTCTGACCCCATGTCAACAGCGCGCGAATAAACAGCCGTCGGGAACACTTCCGCCGTGTACCCGCCGAACCCGCGCATAATTTCCGTCTTAACGGATCGTTGCAAGTTGCCCGTGATTGACGCGGGTGGACCGCCCGGCGTCGCCGGTGTTTTCGTCCCACGCTTGTGACGGCCACCGCCCGACACAACCACAAGCTTCACCTCGCGCTCAGTAGCCAAACCGGCTTGTCCAATCGCGTAAGCCAACGATTTTTCAATAAGGGACTCTTGTTGCGTCAACGACCACACAACGGCGTCAATGTTTTTAACCTTCAACTCAACGGTCATACGACTCCGCTTTCACTTCTTCGACCACGTTCCCGATAGCCAACATCCAATCGACAAGTGCCGCGGGTGCATCATCCACCTGGGCGGGCGTCCACCCGAACCGGTCAGCGAGCAACCAATACCTAAATTGTTCATCGGGGTAAGGAAGTGACGTGTCATTCTCATTACCCTTTAGAACCCATTTTAGTCGTTGAAGTTGTCGGTATCCGCTTTTGGGTCTTGCTCAGACTCAACCGTCTTTTTCAGGTTCGGGAACAACACACCCATAAACACGACGGCCTCATCCTGCAAGGCGTCATAGTCAGGGATGTCCAAATCGTCCAACGACTCGGCACGAACCGACGGCGGCAACAGGTCAAGCGACCACGACTCCACCATAAGTCCAATGAGGGCGTAGGACACGCGAAGCGTCTCGCCCACAGTTGAATCGTCCGCCCGCATCGTCTCCATGACCTTGCGACGGTCACCCTGCTTGACAGAATTCACGTCACGAAGAACGACCTGTGCACCGGACACGGGGAGGGTTATTGTTTTTGCCATTTTCATTTCACCTTTCAATAAAGGGCGGGACGTCTAGCGAAAGGCAAACTCTAGCCGCCCCGCCCAGCCTTTTGTTACTGGTACGTTCCAGACGCGACAGCGTTCTGACACACAAACTTGACAGGGGCGTAACCGCCAGTCGAACCAGCGTCCGTCGTGTTACCAATACCCGTGAGGGTCACATCGATTTCCACGAAGTCCTTCGACCGATCAATGACGGCCGCGGTGTATGCGCCCTTCGTAATCGTTGCCTGAAGTTGTGTCGCGGTAGAACCTGAACCGTTAGCCCAGTTCAACACGATAGCCGGTTGAGTGTTCGACAGGAACTCGGTGAGGCGGTCGTTGTTTTCCATCACGAACTTGAACGAGCCGGTCACATCCAACGCACCCACGAAGATACTGTACGGGTTTTGTGTGTTGTTGATACCGTAAATTGCGGAAGCGGGGCGGGTAAACGTGAGCGAACCCTCCACCGTGTTTGATAGTGACGTTCCACCAACAGAAACGGTGCCCTGCCACGTCGGGGTGGGAAGGACAGCCGTGAACGACGGGGTAGGGGTTGACGCGGACGTTGATTGCCAACCCGTAGCCTTCGCGTCGTACTCCAGCATTCCGTCAGCGTTGAACTGTAACGTGACGTCGTGAATCTGGCATCCGGCATAGGCGCGAACCTGAGCCGCGTAGAAGTCCGTCAGCGTGAACGCCGTCGGTTGAATGTCTGCACCGGTAGAACTCGCGTTCTTCAACGAGATTGTGTGCGTGTACGGTGCCGAAGCCCCAGTAGTCGCAACCGAACCGAGCAACCCGGCAATCGTCCACGGGAAAGTATCCGGGAACACCGGACCACCGAAATCAAACGTCGAACGAACACGACCCTGAATGTAGTTGTAGTTCTTGACGGCAGAACCGCGAAGTCCTTCATCGTACAACGGATCAATGACGTCGACAGGCTTCAACTTGCCCATCGTCACCGGAATAAACGCTGTCGGTGCGACAGCGGTTCCCTTCGTGGTTTCCTTCGCAATACCGATATATGAGCGAACGGAATTTTGTACGGCCATTACTTCACTTCCTCAACAGGGGTTTCAGCAGCCCCGGCAGGTTCAGCCGGGACAGAATTTACAGACTTTTTACCGCCAGAAACTTCAACACCGGAAGTTGTTATCTGTGCGTCTGTGTCAAACGACCCGCCCGGTTCAACCGTCACACCAAGCGACGGGAACACGAAAGTCTCAGCCGTGTTGTTCGTATATTTAGGCAATCTAACTCCGAATCATTTGGGTCACAATAAAATCGACAGCCGCCCAAATTTCTGTGGCACCGCCATTGTTTGTGACCGGCTCACCGTAGCGGACTGAAATCGAATCCTCGGCGGCTTGCCAGATCACGTCGCCGTCTGTCTGTCCTAGTCTATGCCCGCCCGCCCT